ATTCAGTGGCAACTGTTATAGCAAGTTTATTCATTCCTTTTTTGTGAGTTTTTGTGAAAAGATAACTCTTTGCCTTTTTGAGCCACGGATATTTATCCAGTAAATCCTCATCTATCTCTCGTAACCGTGGTTCTCTACGATTCTTGGATGGGTCTTCGTTTCTTAGATTATCAGGCTCATTGTTCATTGGGTCATTGTCTTTGTGGCCAACGTCCATACCTACCTGAGTCTTGTCTCCCATAACTCTACGAGCTTTGTTTCTTGAAGAACGTCTTTCAATCTGTTCTGGTTTACCTTGATAGTTTGCATACTCTTTTTTATAGTTGCGTTCATCAAGGTCAACTTCTTCATCATAAGGTGAACGCTGCCATCCTCTGGATTCTAAATCTTTAATTTGTTTTTTATCGCTTGCATCTACAGTTTTTATATCCTTTGGATTCATATTCCTTCGCATACGATCATAGGCAGTGGGTTGTTTATTTTTGAAAAGAGTAATTGTTTTTTTCTCATCAAGTTCAATCTCATGCAACCATGCTTTATGCACCTTACCATCCTCATCTACAAATGAGAGATAGTTTGTACCCTTGCGAACAACCTCACCAGTAACACCCTTTGCTTCTACGATATCACCAGCGTTCCATATCTTACCTGTGAGGTACATATCACGAACAGTTTCAAAGTCTGACATATCACCCATATCACGCTCTTCACGAATACCCATGTATTTGCGAACATCACGATAGAGTTTTTCTCCGTCTTTAAAACTAGAGGGCACTCCTGAGAGAAATAAATCTTTGTCACCCTTTGCAGCTGCATCTCTCATCTTGGATGCAGACATACCAGATACACCCTCTGAATCGGGGTCACGTTCTCCAGCACTAACTACTTTGACAGAATCAAACTTGAATAACTGATTACCAGATTTGTCTGGAGCATCATTGTAACGATTGAGTAGAGTAGAAAACTCCTTTACTCTATCAGAACCAACAACCATGATTAGATTCTTAAATCCTTCTTTATATACAGCCTCTGCAATAAAGATTGCAGTTTTCATTTTACTATCTGCAATGATGTTCTTTCTATGATTTGGAAACATCTTCCTCATGTATGCAACTTTGAGTGCATGAGGTAGTGGGTCTTTCTTTGGATTTGTAGTAAACGAAGGATAAATGCGATAAGGATTACTACCAGCAACTGACGCTACTTTGTTAATCAACTTTTCATGACCAGTTGTAGGTGGATTGAATCTACCAAATGCAAATACAAGTGTCTGTGGTGCTTCGTATAAATCTATAAATCTACGCATCTTGTAACTTTGCCCTTGCAGCTTTAATTCTTTCTAATTCTTTTTTCTTTAATCCCATTGCCATTTTCTTAGCAATTTTGTCAATCTTTTTTCCATACTTTACCGTGATGAGTTGGTCAATCTTAACTTTCTGCTGAAGTGACATATCACCATATGATGGATAAAATTTATCTCTGAAGGATTGCACTGTTTTCTTTCTTGCAGCAATAGCAAGTTTTGCAGGGTTACGCATCTTCAACATTGCTTTTTTCTTCTTTGCTTTAAAAGAAGATGACTTGGCCATCTTTGCCATTCTACGAGCTTGTTTTTTTCTTTGTATTACCGAAACAACTCTTTCGTTAATAAACTCTAAAAATGTTTTCATTTGTCCCAACTCTTTATTGCTGTGAAGTTGTTAAACGAGAACTCCATACGATCTACAAGTTTAACTGCTTCTCCACCCACTCTATCAATAGCAACATACCCCTCTGGATTTGTAACCTTAAATCCATTTGAGGTTTTAATAAATGTATCCGTCAATCCCTTAACACTATTTAGTTTTTTTACAATCACCATTTTTGCATCTACTAATAAATTTTGGAAAGTAATAATCTGTTTTAGGTTTCCTGTGTGTTTCCTCACCTCACGTATATACTCTTTTTGAATATTCTGATATTTCTCTTTTCCTTTGGTTGATTTTACTTTGTCTATCTGTTTTTGAATTGATATCTCAACCCATTTTTCATAACCTTTGGCATGAGCGCCGGGATTTGAAATTATCTCACCAGCACGAACCTTGCTGTTGTTATAGGTCTTGAGAGATGCACCAGCTATTGCTCCTGTCATACTTTCCTGTAAAGCAAGAAACTTTTTCAGTTGGCCAGCGTTAATTCTTTGAAAGGTTTTACCTACATTTGATAGTATATCGGTCACCTTTTGCGTTTCTGTCTCCGTAAATGTAGATTTACCAGAGGTATCTTTGTATGTTGCATCGTCCATCCATACAGAGCTACTTTTAGTTAACTTTGATATATCTGCACCAAAAGATGCTTTCATATCCTGTAGAGCTTTACCTTTGTATGTGGTGTGCCAGACGATACCTATCTTTGCCCTAGCGAATGTTCTGCCAATATCACTATTAACAGGTGCAGCATAAACGATAGTGTTAGGCTGAAAGGTGTAATATCGTTGGTTATCAATTGTTTCCGTTTCGACATCATCAGTAAACATAAGATCACCTTGAAGTACACCCTCAATGCCCAGTTTTGAAAACTCTGATAATGCAACTTTAAACTTGGAGTTGAGGGTGCCGGATAAATCATCATCTATTTCCTTGTCTGATTTGTATAATTTAGGATTTACATTGAACACAGATTTCTTTGCAACGAAAAACTTACCGTCCTCTGGGTCAACACCAGCAAAGATAGCAGGAGCGCCATCCCACTTAACCGTCATGTTCACAGATGAACGACTTGAACCAGCAAGCATATCTCTCAATGACCGTAAAAAGTTAAGGGCTGCACGACCACCATCAACACCATAGTTGAGTATTTCATCCTCTAGGTGTTCTAGGTGAAGGTTCTTGCCTCCCTTGTCTTCTGTGAGTTCTGCGAATGATATCATTTTTTGCTTCTTTTACTTTTAGCAGAAATTGTTAATTTTACTTTTTTAAAATTAACCTTTGTAAATTCTGGTTCTACCTTTTTTCGTCCTTCAATTGGATAGACAGAAAGTCTAGTTTTTTTAACACCAGCATCATTACGATCTGGACCTTTATACATTGCCATCAATACAGGTTCATACCCCCCCGGTATATTTTGACCGTTATATAGTACATGATTTGCTGTTAGTTTTCCACCACTAAGTTTAATTGGACCTTGGAGAACTATAGATACATTTTGTCTTCCTAATGATTTTCCATATTGATTACCATATATTGATTTCTTTTGTAAAGTTTTATCCTTTATTTTACGGTATATAGTGGTTGCTCTTGGCAGACCATCAGGAAATTCTTTTTTCAAATCTGTTATAAAAGATTTTGTTTCTCTGTGATTAAATATATCAGGTTCTTTTCTTTTAGACATTCCACCCCACTGTTGATGGTCTTTAGCACTCCGTCCATCCTTTGCCGATATCCAAACTACCTCAACACCTTCTGTATCAAGTAAATGGAAATCTGATTTGGGGGTGCCGGGAGTTGTAACAGCAGCAGTAATTTCGTGTTTAGTGCCATTAATGTCAATAGTTACAGTTGCTTTAGATGATTTTTCAATTTCTGATATGATTTGATCTTGTAAAGATTTCAATTCAGCATCTTCTTTAGTAGTGCCAGCACCGGCACCTTTACCGCCAAATTCTGCTGTTTTTGCAATATCTGTTAATTTATAATTATTACCACTAGAATCTTTAAAGATAACATTAAAATCTTCACTTTCAATCTTATCATAAACCTCTTTATCGTAAACAAATTTCACGGGGTCTGGAGAGGTTTTTAAAATAAACTCTTCTTTATTCTTATATTTGTCAAGAAAATGATTACGGCGATTAGGATATTTTTTAAGTGTAGCACCTGATAGCGAGGTCCACTGTTCAGAGAGCAAACCTTGAATCCTGTCCACATGATTGACATAAGACTCTTGGACGGGCCTTACTTGTCTGACATAGTTTTTAATACCCATCAATCGCTCCATGTAAAATAGTTAATAGTATTTATAAAGATTAGGAAATCAATTGTCAAGTCTTTCTGTTAAAATAAATTTGCGAGAAGGGTCTATCATCAAGTTAGCTTCTTTCATAAAATCTCTATTAATTAATAGAGGTGCTTTATTACCTCTATCATCTATGGTAAATTTCATATTTTTATATAGTTTTCCAGCAAAAGTAAAATCTAGTAGTATAACTGGTCTAAGTTGTGTTCTATCATCATCTCCAAATCTAGATGCAGTAACTTCAACCATTTTTTCTAATTTTGAAATCATCTTTATACCATTTATTTCCCAATTGATTTCTTTTCCTTTTACTTCAAAACTATCAGCATGAATTGCAGATTTTGAATTGCTATTACCAGTATCCATTTTTCCAACTAGTTTACCTATTTTTTTATGTTCAAATGTTTCTACAACACCAGCAATATTAGGAGTTTTCCACCAATTTTCCTCATTCATAAAGTTTTTTAAAATGTGTGTAGTTACATCTTTTTCAGTTGCTTCATCAAAACCAGAAGTGCCTGGTGAACTATTAATCTCTAAAATATGGGGGCTATCTTTTTCTCTATCTTTTGCAGCAATAAAATCTACACCCACCCAAACTGCATTTACTGCTTTTGCAGCTCTAATACAATCCTCTTTCTCTTTATCTGTAAGTTCATATTTTTCTACTTTTGCGCCAAGATGCACATTTGATCTAAAATCACCCTTTACTTTTTTTCGTTTCATAGAACCAACGATTTCATTATTTAAAACCATAACACGAACATCGCCGTCTGTTTCAATATATTCTTGTAGGATCAACCCAATCTCTTCATTAATTTTAAACAATAGTTGTACCATTGACTCAAGAGACTTTTCAGATTCTACAAACAATACACCAACACCCTTTGTGCCTTGAATAGTTTTTAATATAACTGGATATGTTGTATTAAGTTTTTCAAAAGCAACTTTAGCACCATTTTCATCTGGAACTAAAACTGTAGGAGGCGTTGACAAACCAACTTCAGCTAAACGAAGTGCAGTTCTATACTTATCAGAACATATTTCCATACACTCTCTAGAATTAGAACAAGTATACCCAGCACGTTCTAGTTGAGATAATAAATCTTTCCAAGATTCACGAGCATTAACTCCACCTCTAACTATTATTAAGGTATCATCTGTAGAAATTTCAAATCCTTTTTCATCAGAGGCATTGTGAATACGTCTTGCATTATCATCAAGAGTAATATAAGCACCCTCAATAAAAACAATATAAGATTCAATTCCTAAAGATTTAGCAGCCTTTTCAAATTTACTAGCAGTAACTAATTTGTTTTGTGCTGGGTTATCTTTAGGTTTTCGTGTAAGAACGACAAGCTTATATTTTTTGTCTTCTTTTTCCTCTGTGATAAAAGATTTGAACTGTTCCATTAGGCCTCTTTCTTTTTACCAATATTATACTTAGTCTCTAAAGTCCACTCACTTTTTTCACGAAAAGATAAAACCTTAATTTGACTAAGAGGTGCAACATTAGATGCATCACCCATAATAGAAATCAAACCCCAATCTTTAAGTAGGTTAGAAATAGTGTTTCTACGTGCAATATCGTTTTCACTTAGATTTGTTTGTTTTCCATCTAAAGCAAACAACTCTTTAAAGTGAACTATATAATACTTACCTTGTTTATGAAGTATGTGGCATGATTGGTATAGCTTTCGTTCTTTTCTACTCGCAACACCAATTCGTGATAGTGTCTCACGAACTTTCAAAAAATCGTCAGGTTCTTTTAACCCAACTTCTAACATATGTTCCTGCGTCCAATTAACTTCTTCCATTTTGTTTTCCACCTTTATTTAATTTTTGTTTTATGGTGGCGATTTGGTCATCATTTAGTATAGTAAGAGCTATCTTTGCTTTATTGTTATTGTATCCATAAAACTCTTTAACATACTCTATATCGTCTAACTTTTTCGCCTTCACCCAAGGAGTAAATCTTTTCCTTGCACGTAAACTATTTATTAAAAAGTCAAACTGAAGTTTTTTGTCTATATTAGGATATTGGTTCATTTCGTTAACTAACAGAATAGTGTCTTGAAATGGAGCTAGACACTTGTTTACGATGAACGGTGAATACTTTCTCTCCCATTCTTCATCTTCTGTATCCATTAACTTTTCTTTTGTATGGTTTATGGCGTTAAGATAGTCTTTTAATTCATACATTAATCTCTAAACCCTTCACCTTTACGGAAGTGATTTAATCGGTGACGAAATACTGTCCAACATAGCTCAAGAAAACTATCTGCTGTATACGTTCCACTCTTTACTTTCAACTCATACATCGTATGCTTCTTCCCATGTCATCATATTACTATCTGACATATCATCCTGATTTGCTTGTTCTAACATAATTAAGTCTTGTCTCAGTTTGTCAGATTTAATATTCCATATATTTTCAGTTCTAGGTTTATCTAGTATGCAAAACCAGTACGCAATTTCTTCAGCCTGATCACCTATCAAGTCTTTAACACCTTGACGGTCTTCTACTAAACCATCATCTGGCCTGAAGTATACAGTTCCATATACAGAATGAAATAGACCAGCATCTTGTAGATACTGTGGAGCTCCCATCTCTTTTAACTTTTCACTGGTTCCTATTAGATGTTCTAGTAGTGTTGCACCACTATGCTCAATTTTGTCAGAACCTATACTTTTAAGAAAATCAATTTTCTTTGTAAAAGTCAAGTCTGTCACGATTTGCATCCTTTACATTGCACTTAAAAACAACTACATTTCTAAGTTCATAACACTCTCTAGATACAGGCATAGCTTTATGATCCAGATATGCATCAAATACCACTAATCTATTACCCTTGTATGGAACTAGTTGTCCGTCAATCAAAGTCCCACCACCCCATGCATCACTTTTCCAATCAAGCCTTGGATAATAGATCATGGTAAAATCTCCATCATCTGTATGCATATGTGGTTCTAAACCATGAGTGTGAGCATTACAATAAATTCTTACATACTTCTCTACCATATATTTATCTTTAAAACCAAACTTAGTTTTAAAGAGATCAAACATCTCATCAGCCCAATCATATCCAGCAGTATCACATTCTTCTTTGTTATGACCGCACAAAATATGCCAGTGTTTATTTACTTCTTTTGGATTTGAATGATAATCATATTTCCAACGAAGTTGTTTCATATTATCATCTAATATGCTAGCATTATGCTCCTCAAAAACATCATCATATATGTCTACAACTTTACTCATTTAAACTTTCCTCTTGCCATGATTTCTGTAAGACACGCAAGA